TGGATGAGGAAGGTAATTTTATCGTCAATGTTGATGGTCGGTGCATCGTGGTTCTTGAGAAGGACGAGTCGTATGGATTCATCAAGAAAATGAAGCCCATCATGTCCGGTGACGACGACGAATTGGTCTGGAAGACGCCTATCAAAAACGAACTAACAGGTGAGATTGAGACTCGTGACTTTATCATTCGTGGACGACCATCGTTCATCACATTGACCACTCGAAATCCAAGTGAAGAGGAACAGATTACTCGTCAATTGATTATGACTCCCGATACCACGATTGAGAAGGTTGGAGATGTGGTTAGAAACGCTCTGTTGGCGAAGGCTCGACCGGAACAGTTCACAGTCCACACCGATTTGAAAATGCTTCAAGCATCCATGTTATCTCTGAACCGATACAAAGTTCGCAACATATTCGCTCCACTCATGGTCAACTTTTTCCCTGCTCGCAACGCTCAACACCAACGGGACATCGGCAAGGTATTGAGCATAATAGATGCGGTGACATTGCTCCATCAAAATCAACGACCGGTGCAAACCGGTGCTGATGGAACACAGTATTTGCTCTCATCAATCGAAGACAATGTGTTGGCATTGGTGCTATGTGACCTCGTTCTCCGAGCAAGTCTATCCGGCGTTCCTGATGATACATGGTCTATCTATCAACAGATGGCGTCAATGGAGGAAGCAAAGCGTCCACTGACGGAAGACAATATCCTTCAATGGCTTAGTCTCCACGCCTTTACAGTCACCAAGAACACGCTCAAGGACACGCATTTGCCGACCCTTGAGGATGCAGGACTAATCGAGGTTGCTCGCCGTGGCGGTGGCCGTGGCGGTGGCAAGAAGGCATTCAAAATGGTGAAGTCACGAGCAGGTCTGATGGATGACTACGCACTCTCACCACTCTTCGTTGATTCGGCGTCGCAGAACTTGCCGGATTTGATTGCCGAGTTCTCTGATGTCATCGAACAGTGCGCCGCACCTATCAAGTCATTCCCGCTACGGGGAGAAGACACCAAAATCATTCGCCGATTGGGTTGCCCAAGCAAAGAAGCATCTCTCGTTTGGCGTTCCCTATTCCTGCCGTCCTATCTACGACCGAGTGGCAAGAACACACTTCTTTGGGATATTGTCGGGAAGGACTCAAAACATCGTGAGAATCTATTCAACGGCGAAGCATGGTTTGGCAAGACATCCGATACAATTGGTGTCGCTACGAAGGCTTTAGATAAGCGTCGAGAAGTCAAGCAGGCAATTAGAACAGCCTCGCAGTCCGGCGATTTGGCCGACTCTGACCTATGGGAATCAATGATGGAAGCGCAACTCGCTTCACTTGAGGAAGATGTTTGACCTTCATATAGGTGGGGCGACGATGGAAGGTTGCTAAGACAGCACACACACAACATAAGGTGAAAAAATATGGCTACACAAAAAGGAAAAACACTGCCCGCAAGCGTCCAAAAGAGACTACAACCGTTCATTGACAAAGGGATTCAAAATGGAATCTTCTCTGACAATCAACCTGTCGTTGCCCTCTACCGTCGTAAAGCAACTGAACTGAAAGACACTGTTACCGAATTGGGTGGCATGAAGAATGCAAACGCACAGCGATTCGTCGCCAACTGCGTTATGACTGACCTCTCGGCTATGCTTCGTCAAAAGTCCTATGTCGGGCATCTCGACATTTGGTCATGTGACTCACGAACAACCCGAACAGGCCGTCAAATGGCTAACATCTTCGGCCAAGTCGTCATTGAAGACGGTGACTCCACCATGGACTCCGCACTCTTCAAAATGTCTCTATGGGACGAAGACGCAAGCCTCGCTGATGACATTGCAAGTGGCATCACATACAGTGCAAGTATCTCATGCAAGAACCTTGACATGGAAATCCTTGACCTCAAACCACTCTCTGGTATGACCGTATTCACCGAAGAAGAATACGAACACGCCGACCGAACTCAAATCCTCCGTGACACTTACGAAGTGACTCCGATTGCTGAACTTGAAGAAAACATTTCACGCAACCGCAACGACTTCCGCATGGTCGAAGCAACCGTCTCTTACGCAGGTGTTCAAACCTCAAAGACAGGCAACGCTTTCGGCAAAATGTTGCTCAAGGACGAGTCAACCATGACCATCGAAGCGATTGAATCCGGCGAAGGTCTGATGCTCAACGCTCTGTGTGACACCGAGACTGCAAACCGATTCGGAAAATACTCTGAAGTCCTTGCTCTCGTGACCACATCAATGTCCGACCAATACGGTTTATCATCCAACATCCAATGCGCTGTTGGTATCGTGACAATTGCACCACCTGTTGTTGAAGCACCTTCGAGTGGCGACGACAAAGAGGACAACGCCTCTGACTACTTCAATAAGTCAGCGGAAGCCGTTGAAACAATCACTCTTGATGACGACGAAACAGAGGATGCTGACGATGCACCGCCTGTTGACGCCGCAGTCGAAGAAGAAGTCGAAGAAGTGGTTGAAGAAGCCACTCCTGAGCCTGCCAAGAAGGCCGAAGCACCCAAAGAGGGTGAAGAAGGTTGGACTGCCGAGGGCGACGACGAAGAATGGGACGACGATTGGGACTGATACCAACTACTCCAACTCAAGCGGCCCTGCGGGGTCGCACGAGAACAGGGGGGCATAGGTGTCACTGCCTGCGAAGGCGTGAAAGGTTTCCACTACCTCACATCACCTATGCTCTCCGCCTCTGATTCAATTGGGGCAGGGGAGTTAGGGGTTTCGCCCCTGCTCCTTTGAGCGAACTACTTATATAGGGGAACTCACTACGAGTAACATGGACGGAGCAACAACCCCCCAAGAAGCATACGACATGATGGCATACCAAGTAAGTGAAGGCAACCTTAACGCCTCCAACTTCGTGAAGTCAATGATGAGCCAATTTGAAACCAAAGGACGACTAAGCCCAAAACAGATTACATGGGCTATCAAATTGTCAACAGAAGCCGCACATAAGGAAGCCGACCCAATGGCTTTTGAAGACGAAGACGAAGACGACGGTGACTTCATCGAAGTCCTGACATTCATGACCGAAGTCGGTCTAACCAAGGCTCGCCTAACATTCGTTCACGGTGCAAAGAAAGTGACATTCTCTCGCTCTCCTGCACACGGCAAGAACCCTAACCACATCTATGTCAAGGTCGAAGGAGATTATGTCGGAAAAATTACACCGACAGGACACTTCGTTGGCCCTTACTCGTGGTCATTCCCATACGCTACCTCTATTATGTACGATATGGTGGCCGCAGGTGTTTCAGAATACATTCTCGCATACGGCAAGCACTCCGGTATATGCGCTTGCTGTGGACGAACTCTAACAGACGAGCGTTCACTCACAGCCGGTGTCGGCCCTGTTTGCGCCAAGCATTGGAACATCATTTGGGGCTGAATAACGGCCTTCATATAGGTGTGGTTCTCTAAACGGGTTATGAGCAACCCAAGGAACTCGAAAAAGAAAGCGGAGAATTATGCGAACCTAATCGCTTCATGCGATACAGGTGAAGACATGATTCGCAACCGTTCCCGCCACATGAAGATTCAAGGATTTTCAGGGTCGGGCAAATCAACATACGCACTCACATTCTTCGCACACCAAGCGAAAGACATTGCACCCGAAGAGGCTCTTATGCTCATCGTGGACTGCGACCTTGAAGGCCAAGCCGACTTGGTGGCTCGTGATGAAATCGTCCCGCCCACGCTACGCTCACGCATTCTACGCAAGGTGTGCCGAACTCCTGACGATGTGAACGACATCTCTCTCGCATTCATTGACTTGATGCGACAACATCAAGCCGACCATCCCGACGGTGTTCGTGTGTTGGTCATGGAGAACGAGGGTGCATTCTATCTCTCGTGCCGTGAGCATTACTCCGTGAGCGTTCACGGCAAGACAGAGGGCGACCTGTTGCTCTCAAGGCAACAGGAGGCACTAAGCCAAGGGAAGAAGACTCTCCCTGCCTATGCCGAGGGACAGATGCACGCATACAAAGTCATCAACAAATTATTCTATTCGCCATACGAGCGACTCAAGATTGGAGGGGAAATGTATTCCTATCACTTCTTGAGTACGGTGCTTCTAAAGACCAAGACAGAGAATTATGGAACTCCAAACGAGAACCGAATCGTGTTGGCCGCAGGTCGTCCTGACATGACAGACCCACTGTTTGATTGGATTGTCGAGATGAGCCAACAACAGCGAACTGTTAAGGGTGAGATACAGGTGCGACACTTTGCACACATCAAGAAGTCTCGTGCCTGCAAGCCATTTAGACTTGAAGACCCGACTCAGAAACGATTTTGGCAAGCAGTCGAAAAGGCATCAGAGTGAGTAGAATGAAAGTCCCATACATCTCCGCATCAAGGCTACGCACAGCGCAAGAATGTTCCTTGAAATACCACTACCACTACGAAGAACCAAACGCCGATGCGATTGCATTGAAGGCGATTGGAAACCATCGTGATGAGAGTCAAGCGGGACGATTGGGAAACAATGTTCACGACGCCTTAGAAGAGTGGCGACGACCTGATGAGAAGGGTGCTACACCCAAGCCATCATTCGGACGCCTAATGACGCTCTACAAAGAGGTTTCAGCAAAGCGTGAGGTTGACTTATCATTCTATGAAGACGGCAAGAACATGCTTCGCCGTTGGTTCGACCGCCGTGGTCGTGAACCGGTTCGTGCGCTCTATGTCGAGCGAATGTTTGGTTCATTCGACCCTCTCGTCGGGCCGCATATTCTTGAAGGAACGGGAACCCCCGTACTTGGATTCATTGACCTTATCGTGGAACATAAGGACGGCACTATCGAACTGATTGACTACAAAACCCAACGCATGGATATGACGCAGGGTGAAGCCGACCATAATACTCAAGCCGCAATTTACCTCGCCGTGGCACGAGAATGGTGGCCCGACCGACCACTCCAATTCACATTTGATTTACAACGACATGGAACGGTTACGACCGTATGGACTGACGAGCGTCTTGAGACATTCAAGGATTGGCTACACAGCCAATACCTGTCAATCCTCGCCGTTGATTCATCCAACACTACCGAGGTTCCTGCAACCATCGGAAAGGGCTGTCAGTGGTGTTCATTCACTGATATATGCCCGACTGCTCAACAGATGATGCACAATGGTGCGTGGGACATGTTGAATCCAACCGACGGTTCAGACCTGAATGATTTGCTAAACGAATTGGCAGTCATCAAGGCGAGTACAGCCATGCTCGGAAAGCGAAAGAAGTCGATTGATGAACACATCAAAACACAGGTGTTCGACCGAGAGATGAAGGTTGAAGACTGTAAAGCCGAGACTGATAATTGGTCTATCGAATGGCGAGAACAAACCCGCCGTTCATACATTCCAACGGAAGTCCAACGACTCATTCCATCAACTGTATTCGGAACAATGGTTTCGTTATCCAATTCAGCAGTGGATAGGATACTACCTATTCTTCCCGATGATGTGGCCGCCGCAGTTAAGCGAACTCAAATCAGCAAACCACAGCGAATGTTGATAATCAAAGCAAAGGATGATGGAGCCGAAGATGACCAACAATGATGATGAAGAAGTGAAGAAACCTGAAGAAGTGCCGTCATCAAAATACGGCTCTCGGCGAAAAGGCCGATTAGGTAAATCCGACGGTCGCAATGTGCGACGACTTCATCAAGCCATGCTCACAGCAGGTGCAGTATTTCCTGAAGGCGACCCAATCTCAACAGGTGAGATACTGTCTTTGCCCAACCAACCGTTTGAGATGAACAGGCTATCGAACCACTTAGCCAAGAAGCCTCATTTGTTCTTCAACGCAGGCTCGGTCAGAATCGCTTCACTCGATGGACGAACCAAATATCCTCAGAAGGTATGGCTCGCTTTTCCAGACGCATACGATGAGTAGCCGGAAGTATTATATAGGGCGCCCCCTATGGATATACATGCCCCGATACGAAACAGCAGTCCGACGCCTAACCAAAAGAGCCGACACATTTTTCGGAATGGAATTATATGATTACATTCTGACATTTGCATACCTTAGAGATGACCGAATCGTGTTCAACGAAAACCGAACCATGCAAGACAATTTTAGCGTATGGCTTGCCTTCGACTCCAATCACCACGCATTGCACACTGTTCTTTTGAATCGTTTGGCCCGCCAAGAAGCCACCGCTTGAAATATAGCCGGAATACTTATATAGGCCACCCCCTATGGATATACATGGACGGAACAACACTCGCCACCCCCGAAGCCAGCATTGAAAGCATTGACCTATACGCTAATGAAATTGAAAGACTACATGTCATCATTATCAAAGCACGCAACGCCCTGAAAAACAAACAATACGAAACCACTAAGGTTTATCTGAATGAGGCTTGATTGAAATAGGTGGGACGAAGGTGTTAGAGGCATGAGCCTCACACCGAACAGCAAAGTTAGTCGCTCTGTTCGCCTTAGTGCGAATGGAACTTCTCTTGCGGCGTTCTTGAGCAGGCTTGCTTTAGACAGCCCTCCTGTGCCGGTTCGCATACTCTTTGAGCCGGAAGGTGCATCGTGTTGGACTTTGAACGCAGGCAAGACCCTGATGGTCATGTTTGACCGACACCCGATTGTTGGGTTGAAGGTCAAGCAACCGTGTGCCATCGTGTGCAACCCGAAAGAGTTAGCCGACTTGGTTCGTTCCAAATCGAAGGGTGAGACAATCAAGGTCATGACCGATGCCAACGAGCCAATCAAAATCCTAACCAAATCAAACGGCGGTGCGGAGATAATGCCTGCCGATGAAAACGATTGCATGACAATCCCTGACAGGAACATAATGCCTATCGCCGATGATAAGAGATTGTTCCCAATGTTCGATGACGAACCCGCCACGAGCGAGGCAGTATTTTCACATACCGAATTGACGAAAGCCAATATGGAAATGAAGACAGCAAATGCACCGTATGTCGTGATGACATTTGGTGACAAAAGCGAGGCAAGAAGTGGTCATTGGAATGGTAAGACTACACGGTCTTGGACGCCGATTGTATCGACCTTGACAGGAGTACCATTCACAGTCTCATTCACCGATACGCTAAACGATGTCATTAGCGTGCTTGCAGGGACGACAGACAGCCTCAAGGTATCCAAGCATACCAAAGGGCAGTTCGTCGTCGTAGAGAGCCTTACAGGACATAAAACAACCATAGTCGCCACAGAAGCCATAAAGGAGATATAACCATGAAAAACGAACGATTTATTGATACCGCACAAGCCGCCTTGCACATGAACGAAGATGATATTGCTCACCTGAAAATGTTGGTCAGTCTTGACCTCCTTCTCGCCGAAGCAGGAATAACGGATGAGCAGGTGTCGCTTGCTTATGCCAACAGACTTCGGTCAGAGATTGGGAACGCCGCCGCCGACCTAAATCTTCTTCTTGATTGAACACCGTTAAGAACCCCTTTGACCACAGGGTTAGGTATGACCGTTCACTCCTTCTCAGGCGTAACCGCAAAAATCACCGTATCATCGTCACTCGTTGGCTTCGTGTCGGGTGACTTTTCAGTCGCAGTCGCAACAGGCAAATACATCGAATTAGACTCAACAGTGGCAACGAGTCACACCCGTGGTCTTCGCTCCGGTTCAGGCTCGTTAAAATTGGCTTGGGGTATCTCTGATGCCACACTCTATGCAATGTTCAATGCAGGTGATGTTTTTGATGTCACCTTCGATAATGATAGTCCAGCAACAGGAGTCGCAGGCGCTCACCAATACACACTTGCGTCTTGCGTCTTCACCGACCTCGCAGTCGAAGGAGTCGAGGCAGGAGCAGAGGGTGCGCTAATGATTAACGCATCCTTTGAAGCCCTCGATTGGTCAAGAGTTGCTTGAGGACAAAAAACGCTTAGGAGGCACACCCTATGACATGGTTAGATAACGCAATAGAAAAAGCAGGCGAAGCAATAGAGGTTGATGTCCGACATCTAAACCTCGATGTTGAAACGATTCAAGTGAAACCACTTTCCGCAAGTGAGTATCAAGCACTCAAAGCACACCCCGACATTCGTAAATTGTCTTCTGAAGAAGACAGAACCGAGCAATTGGGAATGATGATGGTTTGCGAGATGATGAGTAAATGCGACAGTTCAATTTCATGGACGAAAATGAAGAAAATGCCTCTAACTCTCATCGGTAGTCTATCCACAGCAATAACCGACGCCATCGGACAGATTGGCGGCGGCGGTGCGTTGGGGGAATAATCGCCCTTGCCGAATCGGACGAGGGCCAACATTACTACGAACTATTCACCGACCTTGGAATGACACCTGCCGAATGGCGGGAACTTGACCAAAGGGATTCACTGTTCTTACTCAAGGCCAAGAGTGAGAAAAATAAAAGGCTCAATAACCATAACCGCCAAAGTCAATCTCGTAGCCGGAGGTGATGACAATGGAGAAGCACGAAATAATACTCGCACTCAAGGCCAAGACCGGTGCTTTTAGGAAGGATATGACGGCCGTCTCGGCCTCGCTATATGCGGCGGGTGGTGCGGCATCCCGTATGGGAACTGTCGCTCGTGGCGCACTAACAGGCGTCGGTGCGGCAATGACTGCTACCGCCATATCGGCGAAGTTAATGTCAAAGTTGATTATTGAATCATCCAAATTATTCGTTGAATACAACGACACTTTGGCTCGCACAGGAGCAATTCTCGGAACCAATGCGGCAGGTATGAAGGACTTAGCCGATGAAATACGAGAGGTTGGACGAACCACACGATTCACAGCAACACAGGTCGGAGAAGCGGCGAATGCACTTGCGATTGCAGGTGTCACAGCCGATGAGATGATTAGCGACGAAGCACTTCAGAACCTCGTTAAGTTCGCTATCGCCGGTGGCGTGGATATTCAGACAGCAACCAACATCGGTATTGCAGGTGTGAAAGCCTTCGGTATGGAGATGGATAAGTTAGGGTTCGTATCCGATGTTCTAACCCGAACATTTACTCGCTCAAATGTAGATATGGTCACACTCGGAGAGGGTTTGAAGTTCGTAGCACCGGTCGCTCACTCGGCGGGTATTTCAATTGAAGAAACCGCATCAGCAATAGGTGCATTGGGGAACGCAGGTCTTCGTGGTACAGTGGCAGGTACAGGTCTTCGTATGGCAATCAACAAATTATTGAAGCCGTCGTTTGATTCTCAACGAGCAATCTCCGACTTGGGACTTAGTGTTCAGGTTTTATCACCAAGAGGTGAAGCGGCCAAGGCGACTTTGCAAAAAGTAACTCGACAGATGGATGCGACCAAGGTTCAGACATCGGCCCTATCGAGTGAGATAAGGATGTTGAACGGTGAACTAACCGAGTTGAGCATCGAACAACAAACGAACACTCTTGCCATTGAACAAATTAGAGCAAGGGCATCCAAGTCAAATCGTGATTTGACGGACAGTGAATTGCAGATGATTGGCAAGTTAGAAGAGGCCAACAACACACTCCGTCTTAGCGAGATGACGCTTGATTTACAGCGAGCAAAATCGCAACACGCCTTGACTCAACAGACCTTCATAGAGAAGGAGTTGAACGCACAGTCAAAAGACCTCATCAAGACGGTTGAGCAACAGGCTGTCGGTATCACATCCTTTGGTGATGTTCTTGACCAATTGGCATCATCAGGAGCGACGACCACTCAAATCTTGGAGATATTCGGTGTTCGTGGTGGAACAGCCATGGCATCTCTGTTAAGTCAACGAGCATCATTTCACGAATTGGTTGTTGAGACGGAAAACGCATCCGGTGCAACAAAGGAGTTCATGGAGTCAATTCAGATGTCAGCCGCCGCCGGTGGTTCGGCGAAGGAAACATTCTTCCTGTTATTCTCGGCGATACAGGACGCCATGCTCGACATTGGAGAACCATTCGTTCTCATGCTCTCGGAGATGGCTTTGTTGTTCAAGGATAAGATTGCATCAGCATTGAAGGACAACAAAGATTTGTTTGCTGAATTGGCCCTATCAATCAAGGGCGCATTGGAAGTCATCATCCCATTGGCGATTAGCATGTTGCCGGACATGTTGATGGCTCTAAAGGCGATTGTTCCGGTCATCACGATTCTCGTTTTGGCTTTCAAATTGCTAATGTTCGTTCTCTCACCCGTTCTTCAATTATTGGCCGGAATAGGTGGTATTCTTCAAGGCATAATGACGATGATAAGCGGCGATATGAAGGGTGGACTTAAGCAAATTGGTGTTGGACTCAAGGATAGTGTAGTCGGCTTGGCCGGAACCGCAATCATGGTCGCCACAGGAGGCATGGGCAAAGTCGGGGCTAAGGCGGCAGGTATGGCAATCAGCAAGGGCATGGGTGCTAAGGGTGCATTTGGCGCAGGTAAGACAGCGGCGGTGGCGCGTGGAACAAACATGAGTATGAGGAAAACCGGTGCGGCAGTCGGAGTGACTGCGGCCGAGTCG